GTCTACGAACTGGGGCCACAAAGGGATCAACAACTTCTCTCAAAGCGTTGTCCTGTTCTGGGGCGGGCTGTGCGACTGGGGCAGACATTCGGGATTCGTATTCTTGGCGCTTCTGTCTTTCCTGCTGTAGGTCTCGTAAACGTCCTTCGCTTTGGCGCTCAAGTTCCGCGATTTTCGCCTGTAATTCCACTGCGGTTGGCCCGGCAGCGACGGGAGGTTCGGCGATAGGTGCGACTTGAGCATTGCTGTTTTCTTGATCTGACATTGTGTGACTCCTTTTTGATTTACGTGCGCGAGGTTGCACGAATGCGACGCTGGTAGGTTTCAAGAACGCAGGGCGTCGGCCCGCGAACCTGTTTACAGAAAGCCTAGTCGACTTCGGCTTGTGCTTTCTTTTCCGCTTCTAGTTGTTCGCGCGTTAAGCGAGCTTGATACGAGAGACGGAGTAAATCGAGAGAGGCGCGTAAGGCGCCCCGGTGGAACTGTAACTTCTCACTTATGGTAGCCGGGTCTAAGATGGCGTCGAGGTGGTTTAAGCTGCGAGCCCAAACTTCTTTAGCAAACACTTTGTATTCATCACTTGACGCGAAGTTGGTGAGCTTGTTGGCGTCTGAGATAATCGCGTCGGGATCGGGCATTCGGGATTCTGCGACACCCAGGAATTCTTCCCGCATACTAGGCGCGGCTAGGATTTTTGCTAGCTGAGCGGAAGACTTTGTGTATCCGAGGCGACCTAGAAGGTTGTCAAACATTTATTGTCCCATCCCATTCTTGACGTTCTGATTCATGGACTTCCCTGATTCACCGACGCGCATGTTATTCATGGCTTGCGACGGGTTGCGGGTCGCTGTCATTGACGGCGCGTCGCCGGCACTTGGCCCCATCCCTTCGAAGATCCCGGACTTGTTGAGGTTGGCCATACGGAGCATTTCCTTTTGGATGTAGGTCTTGTCCACGTGCGTCGTTAGACGCTGCTTTGCATCTTCGGGCCATTCTTTATATTCGTCGGACTTCATAAGTGCCATGTGTGCCGCTAAATGCTCATCAGTATCTTCACCGAGGGTTGGTTCTAGTTCTTCACCGCGCTCAATTAAGTCATGTTCCATGAACGGGCTCTTAACCAGTGCTTGCTCAGGTTTAGGTAGCGTAAGCTCTAGCCCAACTGCCTTCATGGTGCGGGCAGTCATCTCGTAGAACGTAGCCGGGTTATTAAGGACTAGGGGATTGGTGATAAACGTCCGGTAGTTGAGGAGGGCGGTATCTCTAACCATCTGCGTGTCGTACATCGTCGCCATCGACAGCTTGAAGTTACACATCACAGAGAAGTCTTTGCTTGTCATCTTGTCAAAGACAGGAACGCCGTTTCCGGTGCCAGCAACCTGGAACTCTTTAAGTTCCGGGGCGCACTGGCGGTTCAAGTCCCAAATATGGCCCACCAAATCGTTTAGAGCCATGGCAATACGATTGATGGGAGTAGAGAGGCGTACACCGGCCCGTTGCTGGGCATTGATTGTCTCGGTAGCGGTAGAATTACCGCTTGGAGCTATTCCCTGTAGGGATTCGCCGAGGGCTAGGACGCGCTCAAAGTAGTCAAGAATAATCTTCTCTTCGTTGAAATAGGAAACATCGACTGGCGGGAGCTGCGGGAAGTTAATCGCAGAAGTATCATCCACGGGATAACCCTTGCCCGGCATTAGCGAAATGGTCTGTGGGTTGAAACGTCCCCCCGATTTGTAGAAGAAGAACGGCAGGTTAGCCCACTGGCCTTTTGCAACGCGGGCGTTGTGTATGGCTTCCCATTCCACAAGGAGGGACTGCGTCGCACGGCGAATAGACTCGCCCTGTGCGCGTCCGTCAACCGGGCGGGGTTTGAGTTCAACGATACGGCACGCGCCGTAGTTAACTCGCAACACTTCGCCCGTCTGTGTTTCAAAGATAGCTGTGACTTTTTCTGACACGCCGTCGTCGTTCACGTCCTGCCAAAAGTGCGCCTCTGCCAATTCAATCGGAAGCACTTCGAGTTTCCGTTCAACCTGGAAACCGTCGTAGGTTTGTTTCGCCCTTTCTAAATCGGAAACGATTTGGCTCGTATGAAAGTCTTTAAGCTTCTTAACCTTTTTGGCGTTTAAATACGGAGCGTCATCATCGTCAGAACTCTGCGCCATCTCTTCTAAGTTGCGGAAGGTATAAGCACGAGTTTTAAAAACGTAGTCTTTGCGCGCGGCCTCTTTCAGCGTTTCGAAGAAGGAACTGTAGATAATAGATTCGGCTGTGATCCGTTCGATCTTGGTTCCGTCGAAGGTGCAGACTTTCACCCGTTCTTTCTTTTTGCGGGTTATAGTCTTGCGAGAAACTTCGCCAGTGAGTTCATTAATTTCTGGCACCACTTCTTCTCTAGTCACCTTGCGGGTTTCATAGACATGCTCTTTCACATAGCGAGGTTCCATATAGCCGTTGCCATAGGTCTCTGCGTCCATGTCGGCCTTATCCAAAGCCGTGTACATGTCTGCTTCGTAATTCAAGACATAGGTTAAATACTTTGCGGCTCTCTCTGCCACGTCGATATGGGAACGGGAGAGGGCGTCAGGCAACACCGTAAACTTTCCCGTTTGACCGCCAAACGTGTAAAGTACATTTGCGTGAAATGTATCGATACCGATGCGGGGCAGGGGACAAGCTAGATTTGGGTAGCCGACATAGGGCAAGGGCTTTTGAACCGCGAGCATGTGATAGGCGTTAAAATCGCGTTCCCGCTCTTTCTGCCATTTAGAAGACACGCGCTCGGAACGTAGTTCTTGCAGTCTTGCCACAAGTTGACGGCCCATCTTGTCCAGCTCAGCTTCGGAGAGCTTGACCTCGGACGAGTCGGAGTACTCCTCCGGCATAGATTCAACTTGCAGAATTTCTACTTCTTTTTCGTTGTATGCCATAGTTAGTCGTCCTGAGAGAGGCTAGTGGTTTGATAGTTAAGCGACACGGGCTGAATTGAACCGGAAGAATAGGTGGGGCGCATCACCAACACATAGCGGGCTGTATCGGCAAAGTCTTTGTCTTTGTCCCGCACCCTTTCTTTTGGGTCGCGGTTGCCACCAAACTTATATTCGTCCCAACTAAGATGGGACATCGAATACCACAACTTGGGAACACTTTCCGTAAAGTACACGGACGGGCGGTTTAACGTTGTGACAGGCTTCGTCACGTCGTAGCGCAGGAAGGACGACACAACGTCATATCCCGCGTCTGAGTTGTCGGCTAGGGTGAACCCCATGCCGGCGCGTTCAAATTCTGTGAGCGTAGTTGTTGCCGAACCAAAGCCGCTGACTTGTTTGTTGATGGCGGGATCAGCGACTCGCAGGAGCGTCTTCGCTCCGTGGTGGCTTTCCCTGTCGTGAATGGCCGACACAACTTCTTCAGCCGTGCCGACTATCAACAACTCATCAAAAAATACAACGGTGTCTGAGGGGTCTACATACGCCCAAGAAATGGCAGTACCTTTCCGCTGGTGCGGATCCATAGCCATAACGACGGGCCAGGAAGGTTCCGGTTGTTTCGCTCCAATGACATGAACGGCGCTATTTAACTCTTTGTAGCGTCGGCCCTTGGATTCAATGAAGTCCCCATTCTCGCGTGCTTCGCGTTCAAGGGGACTTACTCCGGCTAAAAATTCATTAATGGCTTTTGTGCTGTTGTGGGGGTTGTCCCTGATGCCCCACCTGAACACTTCCACATTGGGATTCATGGACTCTAGAAACTCCATAGCCCACGTCAGCCGGTAAAGCGGAGTCACGCCCATAATGCCAACACCCCCGCGAGTCACAATGCGGGAATTACACGCCTGATACCAATCTTCTGGAATCTCTTCATCTGCAAACCAGATGTCTAAATCAACCGATTCGCCCTTAGCCGAGTCTTGCTCGTAGGTCTGAAAGTCAATCCAGCCGTCGTTGACCAAGTGCAACAGATGGTTTCTGCCGTCATACGACTTGTCCCAAGCTTCCCGCTTGCTTGGGGCAGAAGACCCGTATGCCAAAGCTTTAGTCGGTATCCAATCGAAAATTTCTGGCAAATGCTTCTTTTCGTGTAGCGAGTAGTCCTGGGCCAGAATACGTCCGTGGCGGTCGCCCTTACGAAACACCTGGCCGGTCAGGGGGTGCTTGTCTAGCGTCATGTGGAACAAGAACTCTTTGGCACACGTGAACGTCTTACTACTCCGGTTGCCACCAAACACAATACGGCTGCGCTTGGGGCTCATGTGGAATTTCACATGCTTCGAGTCGGGGCAAGGGTTGACAGGGCAAGGGACGGGATGCCAAACCTTGTCGTTGGCTAAAGTGTCAGGTCGGCGCCCCCCATGCTTTTCACAGCACGGCACGTAGAACTTAATGCGCTCATGCTCATAGCGGCGTAGAAGCTCCTGGGCAGCTAGTACCTGTTTCTCGTCCCTTTTGTCCACTAGAGTCCCTAGCAGCCGTTAACCGGCTTTCCCGGTAGAATCATTTCCCGGCACAGAGCGAGTTTTAAAATAGGCGTCAGCCACCGTTCCCCCGCCAATTAACGCGCTGGATAAGAAAACGCAAGTCATGAAATCATCAACCGGGAGCTTGTACCCAAAGAACGCTCCACAAGCCACAAGAAAGAGCAAAATGCCAAAACTAACCTTGCGCGATCCTGGGCGATAAAAATATTGGAAGATGTTCACTTATCGACTCCTTTGGGGCTTTAGGGCCGTTAAGGCCCTTTAAATTCGTTTTAAGCGTTTAGGGGTGGCAATGTACGACTTGACGGGTATAGGGCCCTTAAATCGAACGGACAGGGCCTTCTACTGGGGTTTAAGAAGCGTTGGTGAGGGTCAAGTGCAAAGTCTGGAAGAAAAAATTTGCAGGTGGTAGGGTCCAAGAACACATACCCCACCCCCAAAAAGGGGGATGCCGGGTCAAACTGAGGGCACACCGGCCGGGCCGCTGCCCGGAACTCAATCCCAAACTGTCGTAGCGACTATCGTAACACGTAACCCCACCGTCGAAGGTCCTTTCCCTGCAAAGGATGCGCGCCCCACATCCTTATACGCCTGTACTACCAATAACAGCTCTAGAT